GTTCAAAGAATGTTTGGCGGTGGCATGACTGAACCAGCTATGAAAAAGAAAAGAAGTAAAGGTATGGCAGGTGGCGGTAAATCTACTAAATATATGTCTAGAGGTGGTAAGAGCTAAATAGAGTTCTAATGACCAAAAGAAAAAGAGAAAACCCTATACCCAAAACAACTAAGGGTAAGGGTGCAAACTATCGCCCTACTAAGTCTGGTGCTGGTATGACAAAGAAAGGAGTTGCTGCGTATCGCAAAGCAAATCCAGGTTCTAAATTACAAACAGCAGTAACAGGTAAAGTAAAAAAAGGAAGTAAAGCTGCAAAACGCAGAAAGTCTTTCTGTGCTAGGTCTTTAGGTCAATTGAAGAAAAGTTCGGCTAAAACAAGAAACGATCCTAACTCAAGAATAAGACAGGCTCGTAGAAGATGGAAGTGTTAATACTATGGTAATATCAAGAACTAATATGAAAAACCAAATACAGAAAGCACCTGCATCTAAAAAAAAGGTTAGTAAAACTAAATCTGGTGTAACCATAACTAGAATTAAAAAAACATAACATGGCAACAAGCGGTACTCATACATTTAATTTAGATTTAAGCGATATTATGGAAGAGGCTTATGATATAGCTGGAGCAGAATTACGCTCTGGATATAGCTTTATGGGTGCTAAACGTGCTTTAAATTTAGTTTTTTTAGAATGGCAAAATAAAGGATTAAACCTTTGGACTGTAGAACAAGGAACAGTAAGTTTGTCTTCTGGAACTAGTAGTTATAGTTTAGATAGTTCTGCGATAGAAGTTATTGACGCTTTTATAAGAACTGATTCTGGTGATGTAGATAAACAGTTTGATCAAAGATTGAACAGAATATCTAGAACAGAATATAACCATCAAGCTAATAAATTAAATAAAGCAAAACCTACACAATATTTTGTAGATAAAAATACAGGAACACTACAAATAGTATTATGGTCAACACCTGATGATGCAGAAACTTACACCTTAGTTTATGACTATATACAAAAGATTGAAGATGCAGGTACAGTTGCTAGCAATAATGCAGATGTGCCAGCAAGATATTTACCTTGTTTAACTTATGCACTTGCTTACAATTTAGCTTGTAAAATTCCTGAATCAATACAAAGAGTTCCTATGATAAAACAACGATATGATGAATTATGGAATGAAGTTAGTGATGCAGATAGAGAAAGAGCTTCAGTAAGATTTGTACCTGATTTAGCAACTTATAGATAATGGCATACGCAAGAGGTAAAAAAGCATTAGGTCAATGTGATAGATGTGGTTTTACATATAAGTTAAATGAACTTCAATATGAAATATTTGATAGTAAACGAAATGGTTTAAGAGTTTGTTATGAATGTTTAGATGAAGATCATCCACAATTAAAGTTAGGTGAATTAAATATAGTTGATCCACAAAATTTATATAATCCGAGAGTAGACACAGGAGAAAAAGATTCTACTAGTTACTACGCATTTGATCCTGTAGGTGGTGGAGTTACAGAATTTGGTTCTAGCACTATGGGATTAGATATAAAAGGAGAAGTGGGTAAAGTTAAGGTAGTAATAACATGAGTTGGACATTTACAACATTAAAAACAGCAATACAAGATTATACGCAAAATACAGAGTCTACCTTTGTAACTAATCTACCAACTCTTATAGTACAAGCTGAAAATAGAATTATTAAGTCAGTTGAACTGCCTAATTTTAGAAAAAATGTTACGGGAACTTTAACATCTGGTAATCCTTATCTATCTACACCCACAGACTATTTATATCCATTTTCTCTAGCAGTTTTAGATAGCAGTAATAATTATGATTACTTACTTAATAAAGATGTCAGTTTTATAAGAGAAGCTTATCCTACTGCAAGTACAACAGGTAGCCCAAAGTTTTATGCACAGTTTGATGATGACACTTTTATAGTAGCTCCTACACCAGATGCTAATTTAACAGTTGAATTACATTATTTTTACATACCAGAATCTATTACTGTTGCATCTTCTGGTGAATCTTGGCTAGGCAGTAATGCCACAGAAGCTTTACTTTATGCTAGCTTAGTAGAGGCTTATACATTTATGAAAGGTGAGCCAGATATATTGTCTGGTTATGAAAATAGATTTAAAGAAGCTTTAGGAAGACTTACATTAGAATCAGATGGGTACAATCGTAGAGATGCGTATAGGGATGGATATAGGAAAATAAATGTTTAGTGTAGATGTAGAAACAACCATAGGGCAAGTAGCAGTACAGACTACACAAAATAAAGGATTAAGTCCTGAATACTGGACAGAAAGAATATTAGAAAGACTAGTATCAGTAAGCGATAACGCTGATCCTATGGTAAAAGCACAAGCAGATGCTTTTAAAAATGAAATAGAAAAAGTTATATTAATTTATATAAAACAAGCTATTTTGAGTGACAGATCAACTGTAGCAGGTATGTTAGAGAAACAAGGTCACAAAGAAATGGCAAATATTATAAGGAGGCTGTAATGGCAATATCACAAGCAATGTGTACTTCTTTCAAACAAGAACTTTTGGAAGGTGTGCATAATTTTAAAAACTCAGGTGGAAGTACATTTAATTTAGCACTATATACAAGTAGTGCTAGTTTAGGTGCTGGTACAACTGCATATACTACTTCTAATGAAGCTAGTGGTACTAATTACACAGCAAAAGGAGCTTCTCTTACCAGAGTGGACCCTACTACATCAAGTACAACTGCATTTACAGACTTTGCTGATTTAACCTTTAGTTCTGCAACTATAACTGCTAATGGAGCTTTGATATTTAATGATTCTGCATCAGGAGACCCAGCAGTATGTGTATTAGCTTTTGGTGGTGATAAAACTTCTACCAATGGTGATTTTACAATTCAATTTCCAACAGCAGACGCATCAAACGCAATTATTAGAATAGCTTAGTAAATGGCTAATGTAACAGGTTGGGGTCGAGGCACTTGGGGTCAAGGCGAGTGGGGAAACCCTATACCTGTAGAGGTTACTGGAAATGTTGGTACTACTGCATTAGGTTCAGAAACAGTAGTTGCAAAAGCATTAGTAGCGGTTTCAGGTAATGTAGGTACTACAGCAGTAGGAAACTCTGTAGTAATTGGTGAGGCAGTTCAAGGTGTATCTGCTGTTACATCTACATCTGGTCTTGGTGATGAAAGTGTATCTTGTGCTGCTAATATTGCCGTTACAGGAAATGTAGGAACAACGGCTTTAGGCTCAGAAACTGTAGTTGCAGGTGCTGTTACAGCAGTAACTGGAAATGCAGGAACTTCAGCACAAGGCACAGTAGTAGTACAAGCAGTAGCAGTAGTAGGTGTAAGTGCTGTAGCTTCTACTAGTGGATTAGGTGATGAAAGTTTAATAACTAATAACAATTTAGCAGTAACAGGTTTAGTAGGTACAACTACAGTTGGAAATGTTACTTCAATAAGTAAAGCTGTAGTATCAGTAACAAATGTTAGTGCTACTGGTTTTGCAAATGTAGTTAATGTTTGGGGTCTTGTAGATGATAGTCAAACACCAAATTATTCTGAAGTATCGACAACACAAACACCTACTTATAGTGAAGTTTCAACAACACAATCTCCTGATTGGAGTGAGGTTGCTTAATAATATATAATTTTTTGAGGAAAATAAATGGCTAGTACATATGTAAATAATTTAAGACTCAATGAAATGGGTACTGGTGATGCGTCAGGAACTTGGGGCACAACAACAAACACCAACCTAGAGTTGATTGGTGAGGCTCTTGGGTTTGGTACAGAAGGTATAACAACCAACGCAGATACACACACTACTACAGTTGCAGATGGAGCATCTGATGCTGGTAGAGCTATGTTCCTTAAATATACAGGTACACTAGATTCAGCCTGTACTATTACGATTGCACCTAATACTATGAAAAGAGTGCAGTTTATTGAAAACGGCACTACTGGATCACAAAACATAATAATTTCACAAGGCACAGGAGCTAACATAACGATACCTGCTGGCGATACTAAAGCAGTTTATTTAGATGGTGCTGGTTCTGGAGCAGCAGTAGTTGATGCTTTTGCTAG